ATCTTGTATCTACTTCGCAAGCACAACAAGAAGAATAGACTAGCCAATCAGCATCAATTAATAAAGTCATAGTTCAGCAAAGTCATTTTCATATACAATTAACCGACCTGTCTTCTGGTCGTACAATAATTTATCTACCTCTCCTGTCATCCCTGTATGTCTAGACTTGAGTACCTTTAGCTGTAATCGCTGTCTCTCACTAGCATCCCCTGTCTGGTTTCTGGAAGCCGAGAGTACGACATCACTTAATTGAAGTAGTGAATGAGATCCTCTCAAGTCTGAAGTATCAACCTCCCTGCCTGACTCATGTGATTGTCCTTGTGGTCTACGTAGATGGCTGACTAATACAAGAGCTATACCAGTAGCTTCACATAAACTTCTTAGCTTGGTCATTATTATATCTATTGCTTTACGCTCATTGTCTAACTCAAGACCAGATAAAACTATACTGATGTGGTCAAGGATTACTACCTGCACTCCATCAACTGTTGCCAAGTATCTGATCTGTTCTAGTAGTACATCAGGTTCAAGACTACCGAAATGATTGTATAAAAAAAGACTGCGACTTGACGTTAGTTTGTCAAACGCAGTCTTCAGCTTAATTTTATCTATGCCATCCTCATCTAAATGCAAAGGTACATTCATGTCAATACCAACCAGACCTTGAAGAGTTCTTTGTACTGATTCTTCTAGTCCTATATAACCTACCTTCAATCCTCTCTTAAGAAAGTGATGGCAAAATTCTCTACAGATTGTAGACTTACCTGCCCCACTTGCGGAAGCTACTGTGAATAGCTGGCTAGGAAATAAACCTCTAGTAAAATCATTTAGTTTTGGGAAAGGGAAATCTGTTATAGCTTTACTTGTTTCTTTAGTAAACAAATCCCAAGCATCAGCAGCATTGATTAAGCAATCAGGTCTTACTGGTCTAGCTTTCCATAATCTTTCTTGTACTATATTTCCTTCACCTTGAACAAGATGATCGTTAACATCATTACGATCTAGTCTTGCTATTGCAACCTTACCTTTAGGTAAGACTTCCATACATTTCTCTGCTGCTTTATTACCAGCATCATCATTATCAAAGCAAAGAACTATACGACAATAAGTATCTAACCATTTATAGTTGGCTGCTAAATACTTAGCTGCTGATTGTACTCCTGATGGGATGGAGATACAGGGAAACTTGTTGCCTTGTATTTGAGATCCACTCATGCAATCAATCTCACCTTCAAAGCAACTAACAAAGACAGATCCATTGCTGCCATGTTGTCGCCATAGGTGTTGACCCCATAGTTGTACGTTAGATATGTCTCCTATCCAAACAAACTTCTTATCTTGAAAGCGTATATGTTGTGCAACATCTCTACCTTTCTGATCTTTATAAGTAGCAACTTGAACAGGTTGTCCTCTATATTCTGCTTGCCCATATCCAAATAGTTCGCAAGTCTCCTTAGTGATTCCACGTTTAGCTAAAGCTATAGGTGTTACTTTCAATAGTTTTGGATTTGTTTTCTTTAGTGGAATAATATTCGTCACTTTCTTTTCCTTGTTTTGGTTTGGGTAGTAGGTATATTCGCAGTCCATAGTGAAGCAATGTTCATGGCCATCATCAAAGACTGCACAGTTCTTCTTGCCACATTCGGGACAAACTTTTTTATTCTTGTATTGGCTCTTCATCTAAATTACATTTGTGTTCTTGTAGATTTACTTCAACCCAAGTCATGCCATTAAAAACTCTCCACATATTATTGATGTGATCAAAGAACGTATCACCTGCTTTGGGGTTATCAGGTTGTGGGTAAGTCATACCATTCAGTAGGAATAAATTTATCGCAGTAAAGAAACCCATGTCTCTCACACCATTTGGCATAAGAGATAGAGTTCTTAGCTTTGGTTAGTTTGGTCTTGCTATTTTGAAAACAAAACCTGATGTCTAGTTCGGGTCTAGTCTTCTTAATAACAAGATGTTTTCTTCTGTCCTCAGAGGAAAAATATCCTTTCGTTTCAACATAGAAATCGTTAAGGATAAAGTCTGGCCTGTAGCTGTAGCTAATTGTGTAGTCAATGCTGATAGTTTCATAACTAAATTTGATTTTCTTTTTGTTTAAACTGTCGGCAAACGCAGCTTCAAACTTACTCTTGTATTTAGAAGTCGGCTGCGGTTGCAGTCGGGGCTTTCTCCTCATAGCTCGTTGGCTCTGCTGTCTCGAAGTCACTTGCTCCACCTCCACCTGTAAAGGGAACTATATTTCTAAAGCAAATACTTAATGGCATACATCTAATACCCACACCATTACCACCTGCGTTATATCCAGAAGCTAGGAAAGATACTTGTCCTTCTGTCTCTGGACTTATCTTCTCCATTTGTATTCGTTCATCCTCATTCATAAGAACTACTTGACCACTTTGTTCTTCAGTCTTATAGAAAGCAACAGGTGTATTGATACCCTTCATGCCTTTATAATTTTTCTTTAGTCTGATAACTAAATCACTCTCCTCGAATGACCAAGGGAAAGATGGTTGTCCTGTCTTTGAACTCTTAGTTAAACTAAAAGATCTATCAGGGAAAGCAGCTTTCAGTTGACCCTTCCATATCTCTAGTAATCCTTCTAGTTCTTCAATGATATAAGCAGTAGCTTCTACCATCTTGCCTTCTTTGTTCTTCATCATTGACCCAACTGGTATCAATGCTTCTGTCTTCCACTTCTGTTCACCCATGTACTCATCAGGTGTTACTAGATAAGAGTAACGAAAGCGAGTTCCTACTGGAGTGACTAACTTAATAGTCTCCGATTTAATGTTGTCCATTTTTTACCTTGGTAATTTACTGGTTAGGTCGTCTAAATTAGACGTTCGTTTATTGTACCTTAGTTCTTTATTAAGTAAATATATATGGTGCATTTAACACATCAGTAATATCAAACTCCCCCATGCGTAGTGCCTTGGGTAAATCCTTTGTCTCACTTAGTTGTTGTACTGCCTGATGGTATAAATTATCTAAGTTATTATCACTATAAATATCATAGAAACTTTGCTTAACACATTGGATTAAAGTTTCTAATTGGCTGGCTGGACTACCATAGCAATCGTGGATAATACAGAATTGATCTAGTCCTTTCTTACTGGCAGCAACCAAACTTAGATGGCAATGAGCAGCGTCAAGACTATGAATATAATTACTAGGAAAACCTTGGTGTTGTTTTCTTTTATCTACCTTAGTCTTATCTGTCTCAGCTAGATTTAAATATATAGTTGAGTTACTTATCTTACTCTTAACTCTTTTACTTTGATTCACATAATAGTTTTGTTCGATAAGAAAACCTGATGGGCTATGCCAACGTATAGGTTTATTCTCTTTGTTAAAGCAGCGAGCAATAGTAGCTAGGTGTTTCAAAAGCAAAGGACTCTCAGGGGTTACAGCCTTTACAGAATGTTCAATCATGTGGGCTAGGTAAAAGTTATTACGAAAATTTTTTGCCATTGAAATGTTTTCGTTTACAAAATAACTTTCTATGTAGTTAGCTATCCCGAATGTCGTTGAGTTATAGGGAACCATAAGCACAGGTTTCTTTATAAACTTTCTGGTTAACTTATCCTTCACCTCAAGCCATTCTTTAGCTTCTGGTTTATCATCCTTCTCTAATTCTTTGAGTAAAACTTCTAGGATTTGTGCATATAAATCTTGTGGTTTATTTACATTCTGCAAGTTAACTTTATTAGCTAGATGTTGGTTGCCTGTAAGACCTGCTATATGTTGATAGCCATTATTCGTACCATCAAGGCAGCAGCAATGATGAGATACATAACCCCAACCATCTCTTTGAAACTCAGCCCACTCTTTACACCACCCCAAAAATTGCCAAGGTTCTTTTGCTTTACCCCATAGATCTACATGAGCGATAGGATCATCATATATTTGTAGAGCTAAATCAGTACCAGCAATGTAAGCCCACTCTAATCTTTCCTCATAGGATTCTTTACTCATCCCCCAATGATTAGCACCAGCTATGGCTAACCAGTTAAGTTGTTTCTTGTTATCTATAGCAGCACCCTTATGAAATATATGTAGTCCTCTAGCTATGTCAGTTCCTTGTGGATGAAAGTGTGCAGTAACAGGGTACATTCTACCTGTCCAATCAAATTGATATACATGAAAGAACTTTTCATCAGTATATTTTTGTGCTGTATCTATCATTGAAAGTATTTGATAGCGTTTACTTTTATTGTGTGCGTTCATATCATGTATAAGAGAAGCTAAGTATCTCCATTCCTTTCTGCTATCTGGATTTGTGTCAATATCTAATGGCTTTGTAGGCAGTTCAGCTAGTTCTCTATCAATCAATGAACCTACTTCTATTCTTTCTTCCCAACAATACACAAGAATTTCAAGCACAAATTTGTTTACAGTCCAAGCAGTTTGACTCGCCAGAGTTAACGCTTTCAGACTTGTTGATAAGTTTTCTTCTTGTAATCTCTTTATCGAATCTCGATCAGTCGTCTTGATTGCTCTAGTCTGTAGTCTCTTTGTATAATAACCACCATCATTAATAGAAGTCCAAGGTCTAGGCTTATCGAAGCAAGGTTGTAGTAGTGGGTAGGCAGCAATACGATTAGATCTTCCCTTCCTTATGTACTCCATAAAGACTTCAGTAAAAATAATATGTGAGACTGTAGTATTCTTAATTCTTTTATTTATTATCTTGACCATACCTATCTTGGTCATGGTTAGCTCAATAAGTTTTAGCCCAACCCTAAGTTTATTAGCCCTAGTCCAAGGTTCAAACTCATGCCCCTTCTGGTTCATGTGATAGACCATAAGATTTCTTTTATATCTTTCATGCCTTGTATCACTTGTATGTTTAATAATATTTTTAAAGTGCTTCGGGTCTACCTCCTCGAACTTAGTAAACCTCAGTTCATCCTCTAACATTTGTCCTATCTTTAGTGCAGTTGATGTTGTTGTTTTAGATTGTGAAGTGCTATCTATTATTACTTTGAAAGCAATAAAAGATACTACGTCTAAGTCAGGGAACTGAGATAGGAACAAGGCAGATATA